ACATGGAGTCCTCGTACAATGTCACCGAAGCTATCAGGATCACGCAACACTTCAGTACTAGTAATAGTCTGAGCTGTCGCTGTAGCAGACATGTGACCAGCAAGAACACGACCAGCAGCGTTTGATGCTGCAGCAATGTTGTTAGTCTTATACATGTCAAAGCCACGCAACTTACCAGATGAAACTAGTCCGTTACGAATTGACCCTTGACCTGCATTGTAATCCACTGAAAGAAGTTTAGAAGAACTTTGAACAAGTATCTCATAAAATTCAGGATTAGCTAGGAACCAACGGCCCTCTTCTGGAACATTAGATTCATCCAGTAGGCGAGACATATGGGATAGTACATCAATAGGATCATGCTCTGAGCTGCCAAAGCCAATATCCAAATTACCTGTACCATCAAAAGTTCCTGCTGCAAGGTCAGTTGCACTGTCAGAACCAAGAATATGATTGGGGCTAGATGCTGATACACCCGCAAGCATAGTCGCAATAACACCTTCATCAAAAGCATCTTTCAGTGCATAAGCAGCGGCAGATGTTGCAGCTTCTCTGAAATTAACATGAGACATGTTAGATTCAATATCGTCTACAATAAATTTGAAAGCGTTAGCTGTGTCAACGATTAGAGTTACCTCTTGGTCCGTCAACTTAGTTTGCGTAATGTCTGCACCCCTTTCGTAAGTGTAGACAGTAATTTCTGGTTCTTTGATGATCCTTACAGAATCACCGTATGCTGCAATTTCACCAGCATAGTCAGTATTCGTAATTGCTTCCGCAACTGAAGACTTCCTAAAAAAGTTTAGAACTTGTTTAGAATAGACTGCTGGTAAGAAAAATGAGTTTGTTTGACCAGTTACTGAGTTACCAAAGTTACCGTTGGTGTCAGTGGACTGTTCAAAAAACTGGTCCGAGGCATTATAAGCCATGATTATATCTCCAAATAAAAAACAATTTTACCGGATTCTGCCCTCTTCTAATGCTTGATTAATCTCGTCTGAGTATTTATCAAAATCATTGAGGGACATCCTCTGGATTTCCCGTTGTGTCCAGATTTTAGGAGCTTTAGCATCTACAGCCGTTGTTTTGGTTGACACCATATCAGCGGCGTTGCCAGCTTCTTTCTGTCTAGACTTTTGTTGTTTCGGCTGATTAGCACCCTTTTCCATTTTATAAAGATCAATAGCACGACTAGCTAAACTAGCATCATTATTATTAGCATAAACCCACTGTTGTATTGCTTCTGGTTGTTCTTTCGCCCAGTTGTGAAAATCATCATCACCCCTTATATCTTCAAAATCAGGATGCTTTCTCTTGAGTTCGGACTCCGCTTCTCGTTTTAAGAGATCAGTTTCACGCTGTTGGATAACCGATAGTTGTTCGCGTAACTCTTGAGTTTGACTTTCACTTTGCATATGAGCGACAGATTCTACAGTTTCATACAAATCTGGATTTGATGCCTTGAACTTCTCTAATTCTTCTAAAGACTTTGGAGCTTTATATGCAGGAGCTTTAGAGGCTGCGTCTGCTAAAAGTTCTTGTTCCTTTTGTTTGAATTGAGAAACTCTTTGGTCATAATGCTTTTTTAAATCGTCATATCTTTTTTTATAATTTGCACCTTTAGGCTTAGTGTCAGGGGTTCCATCTGATTCTTCATCAGTAGAAGTGGCCTGCACTGATTGTTGGGTTTCATAAAACAAACCATCTGCGTCACCTTTTGATGGTTTATCTGGTGTGTGCCAACTTTTCTTTGCGTTATAAAGGTTAGGTACTTGTTCTTCCATTTGTTGATCAGCCATACTTTTCTCCACGGGGCTTGTTGTTTAAAAGGTAGCCATAACAATAAATTACTTGCAAATAATTCAGTACGGGGCTTTTACGTCAAGGTCGCCGTTATCGTTTACTTATATTTAAACTCGGCATTTGATTAGAAGATAACATTGATTCTTTTATATTATCTTCTTCATCTGCTTTGTTTTTCTTCATTAAACCACCATCATAAGCACGTTCAGCTTCGTCCATCATACTTTGAAGCGACCCCGCACCTATTTGATCAGTGGCTTTTTTAGTGACTACAAATTCACCTGCAGATAATCTAGCAGGTATTGAATCTGAAGTACCATCTCCGGGGCCGTCAACTGGCCCGTCTCCCGAAAATTCTGCTGCTGTATCAACAACCTTATCAAATATCATACTAAGTTGTGGATCAGACTCTAAAGCATTCATTAAATAAGATTGCTCTTCTTGTTCTAAAGCTTTAGTCATTACAAAATCTATATAATTATCTTCTACTTCTGCATCTGGAAGTTGTGAATCTTCTACTGCTGCCATTTCTTCTGGCGGTATATTTGGGTATGTATCTACTGGCATATCTGTCATTTCAGGAGGCACTAACATAGAGCCACCTTCAGCTTTTTTAACTGGTGCTTTTTTTTCTTTTGCCATCTCAGCGTCAACTTCTTGCATCATCTGAGCATATGTATTAACGTCTACAGTGCCACCTTTTTCTTCAGACTTTAAACTATCCAGTGTTAGTTGCGCTTGAACTTTTCTATCTGGAGGAGTATCTGAAGATGCAAGAGCTTTTTTAGCTGCTATGTAAGCATTTGTCTCAAGTAAAAGCTCGTCTACTTCACCACCTTCTTGAAATACACCACGACCTTTAAGTACATCAGCTTGTGTTATTTTACCATCACCTGTTAAGTCTGGTAACTTTCCACCTTCTGCATACATTTCTCTTTCAGGAGTAGATAGCATAGAACCACCCATCATTTTTGCCTTGCGATTTGGTCTAGCCATTACTTACTACCTCTTATTTAGCTTTCTTTTTTGCCGTAGCAGACAAGTCTTTTAAATGAAATAACTTTACACTAGTTTTAGTATGACTTTTTCCAGTGTGCAAAGTACCGTCAGCCATCTTGTGTGAATTACCTGTAAACAAAGTTCCATTTCTTTTGTAATGTTTAACGCCTTTCATATTATGCATTCCTGTAAGGTTTAGTTTTCTTAGCTACTTTTTTAGGTTGCTTAGAATGCTGCTTACCTTTTTTAGTATCTTCTCTTTTCTTTTTAGTTGTGGCTGCATACTCACTATTAGATAGAGAAGCTATTGCTTTTTCTGGCAAATATCTTTCGCCTGTTTTAGCACTAGGCTTACCAGACTTAGTTTTCCACTTTTGCTTTGTCCAAGCTTTTAAACTTTTCTGTGATTTTTTTAAAGCCATGATTAATTAGGTTTAGTAACTGTACCACCCATTGAATACTTCATACCCATTTTACCGCCATCCATCATTTTTTTCTTAGGCATTTTACCACCCATCATTTTTTTCTTCTTTTCTGCTGGTCTTCCAACTTTTGATCCGTATGTTCCTTTTCCCATTGGCATAATTAATTCCTCTTTATTTGTAGCCACCACCTGCGGCTTTATATTGTTTAGCTAACATCTGTGCTTTACGAGCAGACCATTGCCCAGAGTCACCACCTTTACTACCTGATTTTATTTTATTAAAAAGTCTTTTACGCATAGTAGGCTGAGTATAGTTACCTGCCTCATTTACTTTGGATTTTTTCTTTGTAGCCACTATCATCTGCCTCCTTTATCCACTGTTCATAACCCACAAATTTTCTTCGGGGGTAAGACCAGAACTTACCTTCATACTTAGGTACTTCTTCCTTTAGCTTCTTCAACTTCATCCTTCAGCCCCTCTAGGCGTTCCAGAGAATTGATCTTCCCCTGACTGCGGTACAGCTCCGGTTCCGATGTTGCCGTCACCAGTACCCGTAACTCCAAGGTTCGGAGGCTGTTGAGGTGTTCCTTGAACGCCTCCCATACTTCCTTGTTGCTGGTTAGGATTGATAGACGCTTCGCCATTTGTTTGTCCAGCATTATTTTGCATCCCTATAATTTGAGCCATAATAGCGGCTTCTTCTGGATCGTTAAGTATCTCATCAGGATCAAGATCAAGCGAGTACGCAAGCTCCCCAATAAGTTTGTTGATTTTAACAAAGGGAGCAATGGCGGGATTTTGAATGCTCTGAAGGAAAGTAGTTAGCCGTTGGCTTCTTACTTCTTTCTGCATCAGGCTTGCTGTGCCAGTAGCCTTAACTTCTAAATCGCCTTCTACTCCTAACTTGCTTTCTAAGAATTGCATGTTCCATTGGAAGTATGCTTCACCTAGAGGTTTTAAAAGAAAGTCATCAAGATTTTTAATGACTGTCTTTACATTCAATGATGCTGCTCCCAGTAGCATAGACATACCTGAAGCTGTTCTTGTCATGCTTTGAACGCCAGTTTGTCCGTGTGAGTAGCTTGGTATGCCTGTTTGTTCGTCTGCAAGCTGCCTGAACTTATCAAACATCATCATGTTTTCTGTAGATGTATTAGGAAACTTTAAGCCATTGATGGCTGTTCCCGGCATTCCTGCTTGTCTTCGGAATACTTTACCCGGAAATATTTCCATTGTTTGACCACCAACAAGGGCAGTCTCGTCTACGTCAAAGACTAGTGAACCCGATAGGGCTAAGTTGTCTATAGCCATTCTAGCGTGTCCGTTCATAATCTTTTGAGAGTCATCCATGTTCTCAGCAACACCAATACCAAAAAAACTGTAAGGATTTTTTTCATAAGAGAAAGCATGATAAGGAATTCTATGCGGAGCAAAAGGATTAACTACAGCTCTTAGTACTTTACCATTTGAAATCCAAGCGTTGATTTGTAGTTCGTCCAAATCATCTACACTATCATCTATTTCCATACCTACTTCTCTAGCATACTCAGCATCCATGATGCCCCAATATTCTAGTACTTCATATTTACCTGAACTATTTTCATATGCACTGTCATCATCTTTTAATTCAGCTTCATAATCTTTCTCTACATAGTTTGGCCCCATTTCCAAACACTGTCGTATTTGATCTTTTTTAAAATAAGGCAGCTTTGATAGGCTTCTAAATTGTGAACGATTTAATTTATGTCTATGTATAACAAATTCACATTCATTTATATTTGTAGCGTTAGGGTCTGGAAAGAAATCCCAAATGCTTACAAATTCAATACGCGGTACACGCACCTCTATTGGATTGTATTCACGTTCTCCATCTTCTTCAGTCCATCTATTTAAAGTTTTATTAAAATTAAATGGGCCTTTTACAATACCTGTTCCAAAGAGAGCTGCTTCAAATAAAGAATTTCTTATTTCACTAGCACCATTAGATTCTTCTATTTGATCATGTATAAGTTTTTCCATTCTCCTTGCTGCTTTTTGAGCAGGTTTCATTTCAGGAGCTTGGGGGTTAGCTGACGGGCCTTCTATTAAGGAGTCTGCTGCTTGTACATCTAGTGGGCCTTCAAATTTACTAGAGCTGTAAGTAGCTCCAGCTTTTAATACTCTGCCATCACCATCAAACCCTACATCAAATGGACTTTCAATTTCTTTTTCTATAGCCGCTTCTTGGCTGGTTTCAATTCCGGGTACAGGATTATTAATATCTAAGTGAGCAATTTCTGGTGAGCCTTCTGGTACTCTAGTTTCAGATACACCAATAGGGAATTTATTGCCTCCAAATATAACATCTACTAACTGACCAAAGGCTGCTAAAACTTTTGTTTTAGTTACTTTTACAAAGACTCTAGATTTTTCAGATTCTCTAAATTTAACATTCTTAGCGTATAGACCACGATAGTTGTGATAGGCAGTCATCCACCTTTCTTCATCTGCATCTCTTGCTCTTTCGGCAGTTGAAAATCTGTCTTCTATAAGACCCGCTAGTTTGTTGTTTAGGTCATCTTCAAGATTTAAAGACATACCTTCTTCATTTTCTTCTGATTGAAAATAAAGACCATCAGCGTTCTGTATTAAACTGTTTTCTTTTTCTGCCATATTTAAACCTTAAAAATCATAAACGCCACCACACGGCAGCGTCCATAATTAATACTTAGACTAAATTAAAGTTCTTGGAACTGTGCAATAAAAGTAACCGTTGTAGCAGCAGTTGCTAGGTCGGCTCCAATTGGTCGCAGAGTAACAAAGATATTTCTAGCGGCTGCACTATACAAAGCTCCTGCAATCACAACTGCCTCTGTAGTAGCTGGGCCACCTTTAGGGCCAACTCCTGTAGTGGCAAATTGGTTAGCTGCTTTACCATGTGCGTTCTCAATAATATAAAGAGGAACATTAGCTGTCCAAGTTACAGCAGCACCACCGTCATCTAGAAGTGCTGTAGCTGCAAGAAGTTGTGCGCCTGCCGAAGCTGTTCCAATAAAGATGTCTAGATCGTTACCGCTTGATCCAGCCGTTACAATATTACCAGCAGCATATGCAATTAGATTCATAAGAACAGTTCCAGCAGGCTGGGCTATTGTTACGATGGTATTGGTATCATCTGTAACAGCAATAGTTCCTGTTGTTACTGATACTTCATTAGTAGTTGTTACTTCTTGATCAGGATTGGTGGTTTCCATCCTATCTGCAAGATCACGAACATCAACTGTCTTAGCTGAGTTACGACCTGTATCTCTAATATTTACTGCTGTCATGGGTGTTTCCTCGTTTAAATTATAAAATTATTTTACTAATAGGCAAAATTGCTATTAGCCGGGGTGCTGCGGGTACTACTAATACTCTATGCCGAGAATTAGCTCTATATCACCTACTGCTAAAGTAGGCGTTACATCTGTTCCTGAAAGAAACATAAAACAAAAAACACTTCTACTATCAGGTTCTGCTTGCAACAAAATAGGAAATCTTGATTTAGCTATAAGGTCGCCGTCAGTTGCACCAGCTCCTTCTAGATTTACATCAAACCTAGAAATTCTGCCGCCACCATAAACATAGTCATCAGCAGAGCCATCAAGTGTTAAAGTACCAGTTACTTTACAAGCTGCAAAATCAGCATCAGATACATTTCTTGCAGCGTTTGCAGAACCTACAGCTTGATTTGTTTGAGCAAAAAACAACTCTCCATCAAACACTTCACTATCTTTAGATACAATCATAGCAGATACTAGCTTAGAACATTCTCCAGTTCCACTAACTGCTAAAGGTATTTCTGTTGTGCCAAATAATATATCATTATCTGCATATTGAGCAGTTGTGAGAACAGGTGTTACTCTAATAACTTTTCTAGCAATTTGAGAGAAGGCCATAATTTTTCCTTTTTACTAATAGCCAAAGTCGCTATCAGCGGGAGTGTAAGCCTGTTCCATATGGAGATTCCTTATTCTACTAAAGGCATCTTGCATTCGTGGCCTAGACATTATTAAGTAGCGCAGAGCATCATAAGCGTGGTCTGGCGCATGTGTATTTACATCTTCTGGATTTATTTTATCCAGAGGAATACTTTGTAGTTCGCGTATCAGGTTAGGGCATGTATTTAGGATTTGTAATCGTGGCCTACCGCTTTGCTGAACTTTCAAATATTCGTGGATTTGTATCTTGCCCTGTATTCTATTCTTATCTGCTGGTCGCAGCTTGTGTCCTGCTCGTACTAAAGACTCTCCGACAGTTGGGCCTGTTGTACCTGTCTTAGCCCATGCTGCTGTGTCTAGTACTCCTTGAACAGAATAAGGGTCTTCTAGTTCCATCTGTGTTATTATAGCGCCTAAATCTACGCCTGTCAAGCCTTTTCGGTATAATTCTCTATAAACAATTAGAGTCCCGTCTGTTGGATCAACAGTAGCCCATATACAGGCGCTTTCAGAGGCATAGCCATAGTCAATACCTTTTACCCGATCCCAAGAAATAGGTATGGCAAAGGGGGTAATGACATGAACATCTAGATCAAACTCAGTAAATGCTGCTCCTTCGTTGACATCCCAGTTACCCTCAAGTAGTTGTTTACGTTGAGTAGGCGGTAATGCCTTGAGCATTTCTTCATAGCGACCATCGTAAGCTAAGTAAGGATTATCTTCTAGCCTAGCAGGAATAAACTTTCTGGATAGTCTGTCTGTTCCTGTGAAGGTTTCATTGGGCGGGTGAGGATCAATATATCTTTTCTTTACCCAAGTTGCACCTACACCACCGGGGTTGGCTGTGCAGCGCATATAGGTTTCAATTTCAGGATCGGTCGTTCTTAGGCGGGAAGCGAGATAGTTCCATCCAAACTCAGTAGGTAAATGAGTTATCTCGTCAAAACCAATCCAAGAATAGGCTTGGCCTTGATACCTGTACACATCGGCATCCCGCTCTAAGAAGCCGAACTCTACTTTGGCTCCACTAGGGAAGCTCCAAAGTTTTTCAACTTCTTTATACTTACAGCCCGGAAAGGCTCTAGGGTATAATTCTCTACTTTTATCTATTAGCTCTCTAAGCTCTGGCATTGACCGTCTTAGTATCAATGCTCTGTGTGCAGACCTGTGTGCGTACCTGAGAGGGTCTATGAGCATCGCATAGGACTTTCCTCCACCTGCCGCACCTCCGTAGAGAACGTCTCTCTCAGGGGCTGCTAGGAAGTCTGTCTGTGGCCCAGCATTAGGTTTGAATATAACATTGTTATTAACTTCGTCTTTTAGAGCTTTTGGTACTTTGTCTAGTATATCTTCGGTTATGACTTTACTAGCATTCGCCTTGTCTAGTTTGTTTAGAGTTTCCTTAGATGCATTGAGTGAGTCTCGTTTAGCAACAAGCTTCTGTCTTATTCTCTCTGTTGCTTTTTCTTTAATGCGTACAGATCGTTTTGCTTTAATTTTGGCCTTAGTTTCTGAATGGTAGTTATAGCCTCTACCTTTTGAACCTTTAGGTCTTCCGGTTTTCTTTCGGGGACTACCGTCCTTCTTGAGAACGAAAGACCCATCTTCATTGGTTTTGTAGTCCTGTGGGTTCTGAGTCCAATCTTCCATTATCTATAATCGTCTTCAATCCAACGTGACTGAGGGGTCTGCCTGTTTTGTGTTCTATCCATTGACTACCTTCTCGTAAAGATAATGACCCATCATTAACAAGAGTTGTGACAACCCTCAAAGTTTCTATTTCAAGTTCTACAGGCTCAAGAGTCTTGCTATCTTCTACAAGCCTATAGCCAAATGGTATAGTGCTACTTGATCTCTGTCGCATCACCATTTATAATAATCTCTTCTTTAGCGGGTAGTATAAACAAACCACCCTCTACTTTATGTTTTACATCTAACCGTTCTTGTTTTCCTAATCCAGTACGGTCTAGAATGGTTTGAGCAGCTTGCAACCTCATGTTTGCTTGAGGTATGGGTGCATTAGAATCCATTATGTCTACAAGCTTCATAGCTGCTTTAGGTGCGGATTGAGCGAGAATGTTAGAGGCGAGGTCGATTATTTCATTTTTAAGTGCGTGGGCGACTTGCCAATGTCCGTTCTCTGAATAACCCGCTAGTTTTGCAGCTTCTTTGGGATCACCTCCTGTTTCAACTAAGTTGTCTAAGAAGGTTTGTTGTTTTGTTGTAAGTTCTTTTTTCATAATATAAACAGTATACACACTGCTTAACAGTTTGTCAAGCTAAAGATAAAAATAAATAACTTGACAAATGGATAAATAGTTTCTATAATACTATTATGACCTCCTTGGTCAACCCCTAGTACAGAGAGTAAATATAAGTAGAATATACACACTCCTCTAAGCCAATAAGTAAATCTATATAAAATATACTCATGTTCCTTGCTCTCCCCTCTAGAGGGACTTTGGAGTCTTTAGAAGTCCCGACCTAAATTCTTGCTAGACCTCCGAAGACTCTAGAAGTCCCGCCCTAACTACTTAACACCTACCTGTTTATAAAATGTATGTATATTAGTATATATATATGGGGGGTGGCATGGCCTCCTGCCTACCCCTAGAGTCTTTTGAGACTCTAGAGTTCTCTCGCAACCACCACCTCCTAGAGTCATTAGACTCTAGAAACCTCCCAAGTCCCTAGAA